CCTACGTGATCACGGACCCGAACGCGCAGTTCCTCGTCCAGACCGCGAACAGCAACACCACCGCTACTGCGGTTGGCCTTGCCAACGTCGGCCAGAACATCGGCATCAGCTACTCGCAGTACGGCGCGAGCCCGGCCACGGTGAACGGCAATACCGCCACTGGCCAGTCGACGTTCTTTGCCGACCAGTACACGCTGGCTGCAAACTACCCGGCCGGCTACGCCTCGGCCGGCGCGCTTCCGTTCCGCATCGTGTCGCTGCTCAACTACCAGACCAGCGCGCCCAGTGCTAGCCCGCTGATGTCGATCAATGGCTCGGACCCGACGACCGCGTACAACAAGATCGTGGTTGGCTTCAACTACGCAATGCCCAACCGTCCCGGCGCTGGCATCTAAGGAGTAAGGCAAAATGGCTGTCAATCTTTCGGCAATCAAAGACCTTCTGCTCCCCGGCCTGCGGGGCGTTGAAGGCAAGTACGAGATGATCCCGACTCAGTACGACAAGATCTTCACGAAGCATGATTCGAAGATGGCGCTGGAACGCACCGTCGAGATGCGCTTCTTGGGTCTTGCCGCACTGAAGAACGAGGGTGGTCAGACATCGTTCGACAATGGTGCAGGCGAACGCTTCGTCTACAACCAAGAGCACAACGAAATCGGTCTGGGTTACGCGATTACCCGCAAGGCAATCGACGACAACCTGTACAAGACGCAGTTCCACCCGTCGAACCTCGGCCTGATCGAATCGTTTCGTCAGACCAAGGAAATCTACGGCTCGTCGATCTTCAACTTTGCGCAGATATACAACAACGCCGTCGGCGGCGATGGCGTGTCTCTGTGCTCGACGGCCCACCCGATTGACGGCGGCACGATTGCAAACACCCCCGCGGTGCAGGTTGACCTGAACGAGTCGACCCTGCTGAACGCGATGATTGCGATCCGTACCAACTTCCGCGATCAGGCGAACCTGAAGATCCACGCACGTGGCCGCAAGCTGCTGATCCCGCCCCAGCTCGAGCCCGTCGCAATCCGCCTGACCAAGACGGAACTGCGCCCGGGTACTGCCGACAACGACGTGAACGCGATCATGTCGACCGCCGGTGGCCTGAGCGAAGGCTACATGGTCAACGACTTCCTGACGTCGTCCTACGCGTGGTTCCTGCTGACCAATATCGACGGCCTGTCGTACATGGAACGCATGAAGTTCGAAATGGACATGCAGGTCGATTTCATCACCGACAACCTGCTGGTCAAGGGCTACGAGCGGTACTCGTTTGGGTACTACAATTGGCGGAGCGTCTGGGGTTCGTTCCCGACCTCGTAAGGGAGACAGCGTATGTCTGTTACAGCATTCACTGGCCCGGTCCTTGCAGGGAACGTGCTCAATAGCGACGGGACCGGCAACCTTGCCGGTCTCGGCGGCAGCAGCGGGGAGCAAAACCTCGGCTTCTGCGAAATGGTTCAGGCTCAGGCCATCACTCAGGCCACCAACGGCACCTCGGCGGGCGTGTTCACCACGTCCATCGTGATTCCGGCCGATAGCTTCATCACGGGCATTGACCTGTTCGTGACGGCTGCTTGGAGTGGCGGCTCCTCGACCCTCGGTATCGGCACCACGGCCTCGGCTACGGCGCTGACAACTGCCGGCGCGGTGGCTGGCGGCACACTCGGAAAGATTACAGTCACTCCGGGTACGTCGCTGACGCAGATCAACAACTGGCTTAACGTCGGCAATACCGACATCGATCTTGTTGTTACCTCGACCAATACCGGCACTGGCGCCGGGACCCTTGTCGTCCGGTATGCGCAGGCATTCAACGCCTACGCAGTATCCGGCAACATCATCTACTGAGGAGCCTGACCATGAAGGGCCATACACGTAAGCACCGGGAAGCTGGCGGCGTCAATGAAGCCGCTGACGACCTGAAGAGCAAGCCGGAAGAGTACAACCACGGCCGTCCCGAAAAGGAAGCCGAGGAGCGCAAGCACGGCGGCCGCACCAAGCGCAAGCATGGCGGCAAGACCGAAGAGCACGAAGAGCACGAAGAAGAAGCCAAAAAGCACCGCAAGAAGCGCAAGCATGGCGGCATGGCTGAAGGCAAGGAAGCCCACCACCACGCAGGCCGCAAGGCTCGCAAGTCGGGCGGTTCGTGCGAATCGAGCCCCTTCTCGTCGGCCCGCAAGGGCACCGACCCGAAGGGCCGCAAGATGGACGGCGAAGTCGAGTAATCGGCTCCCCAGTCTGACGGCAAATCGAACGGGGGCCCAGTGCCCCCGTTTTGCCATTGGAGGCGCGAATGTCTGACACGTGGCAGAGGAAGTCCGGCCAATCCCCAGCCGGGGGCCTGAACGACAAGGGGCGCGCATCGCTCCGGGCCGAGGGCCACAACATCAAGAAGCCGGTCACAGCCCACGAGGCTACGCATAGCGACGAGGCGTCATCGCGCCGGGACAATTTCCGGAGCCGCATGTGCGGCATGAAGGAAAAACTCACATCGTCCAAGACCGCCCACGACCCCAACAGCCGGATCAATCTTGCCCTCAAACGGTGGGATGTAAAATGCTGAAAGATTTTTGGGACAAGTCGTCCCCGAAAGACGCCGTCCACAAGCATCTGGACCGGGAGGGCATCAAATCAGCAAAAGCCCGGGCACGCGCCGCTGGACGTCCCTACCCAAATCTAGTAGATAACGTGGCTGCGGCACGCGTAGGCCACACGAAGGGAAAGTAATATGCGCCCCATTACGGTCACTGTAGGGCCGCTGGCCACGGCGAATGCCTCGATCATTGCGTCAGCACAGACACCGACTTCGGCATTTTCTCTGGCAAGTTCCCCGGTGAAGCTTGACACCGCGCGCCGGGTGCTGTTCACCACCACCTCCGCCAGCGACAACGGGAAGACCGTCACGCTGACCGGCGTCGACGCGAACAACCAGACCCAAACAGAGGTGGTCACCTTGGTGAACGCCAATGGCGCCACGACATCATACACGGCCCTCGACTACCAGTCCGTCTCTTCGGCGGTAATCTCCTCGGCCGCTGCCGGCAACATTAGTATCGGCACAAACACTGTGGCGTCATCGCCGTGGGTGCGCCTTGACGAGTGGGCAATGCCCCAGACGTCCATTCAGGTGACCGTCAGCGGGACTGTCAATTATACCGTCCAGCAGGCGATGCAGGACCCCAACAGCCCCACCAACCCGGTTGCGCCGTACTTGGTATCGTGGGCCAACAGCGCAGACGCCAATATGGTCAGCCAGACGGCCACTGCCCAGAGTGGGTACGCATTCGCGCCTACATTCGTTAAAGTTACGCTGAACAGCGGCGCCGGATCTTTGACCGGGACCTTTGCGCAGTATGGCGTCGCCCCGTACTAATAGGAGTATTCACGTATGACTGGCCTCTCGGGTTTTCCTTCCGGTCTCACCACTGACGGCACCGAAACATCGGTGGCTCCCCAGCGCCTGCGCGACAATCTCGGGAAGCTTGAAGTTTCTGAGGTGCAAAACCTCTTCGAGGCCGACTTTGAGTACGGCACTCAGCCGATGCGTTGGGAAAACTACATCGTTGGCGGCGCCACCATCGCGCAGTCATCCAGCCTTGGCGGCGTCAACATGAGCGTCACTGCGGCGGCCGGCGATGCCGCAATCCGCCAGACACGCCCCTATGTCCGATACCAGCCGGGCAAGACGCTCTATATGTCGAGCGGATTCCTGTTCGGTGCAGCGTACGCCAACCAGCGCCAGCGCCTCGGTTTTTTCGATGACGGCAATGGCGTGTTTTTCGAGCAGGCCGATCCCACTGCCTCAAACCCCACAGGCATGTACGCAGTGTACCGCACCGACGCGGGGGGCAATGGCGTCGTCGATACACGCATTCCGTCCAATCAGTGGCTTGACCCTCAGGGCGTTTTTGCCGGCCAGAACCCGATTGTTGGCAAATTCAATGTCAACAACATCCAGATGTGGTGGGTCGAATTTACGTGGTACGGCGCGGGCATGCTGCGCTGGGGCGTCCTTGTCCAAGGCGAGCCCTACACCCTCCACCAGATCGGTATCGGAAACCTGAGTGGGCAGGTAAATGCTTGGTCTCGCACCGGCAACCTGCCTGTACGTTACGAAATCCGCAACGTTGCGGCATCTACTGCCAGCACAATGACACACTTCGGCGTGTCAGTCCTCGCCAAGGGCAAGATCGACACTCAGCGCGGCTTTACGTACGGCTACGGGATGGCCCCGAACACCCCGACGCGCCAGCCCGGTTCCTCGGCCGTGCGGTACCCGCTCCTGTCGATTCGTTACCGCGGCATGGGTACTCTGGAGTATGGCGTAGATAGCGCATACTCAGGCGCCAATGGCACACTGCCGACAGGCGGGGCATCCATTGCCTCGTCGTCGAATAGCGCGACCTCTTCGACGATCACACTCACTGGCACGCCTCTGGTGGCCAATGCGTGGGTCGGCAAGTATATTTTCTGCCGCGGCGCCACAGCGGCCGTCACCTCGGTCGCCGCCAGCGCCGGCTCGGCCGTTATTACCACGACGGCCAATCCCAACTACCTGACGGTCGGGCGCTTTGTGACGATTGCTGGGGCCACCGGGAACACCACAGTCAACGGTACGTGGCAGATTACGGCCGTATCGGCGGGCACATTCACAATTGCCGGCAGCGGCATCACAACTGGCGCAGTCGGCGGGACTGTCACCTACCAGACTGGCCAAGGGTCTGTGGGCCGCATCACGGCCAATACCACCAGCGCCCTGACTGTTGTGGACAATGTACAGGGTGGGCCAATGCCAATCCTCCCAGCCAATGGCGGCAACTACATTCTCGGCGTGATCGACCGCGGCCAGATCCTGCCCCAGACGCTCAACATCTACTCGAGCGCCAACTGCACGCTGGAACTGATCGCGTCGACGTACTCGTCGCCCGTGACCCTGACGGGCGCGTCCTTTGCGACGATGTATTCGCTGGGGTCTATCAACAGCTTCGTGGAGCGTGACATAAGCGCGACAGCACTGTCCGGGGGCGAGGTGGTGTATGACACTCCGCTGCCATCTGGCGGCTTGCAGAACTTTGACTTGTCCAACTTCTTCCCCCTCTACAACAACGTTCAGGGAAATCAGCCCGACATCCTCACGGTAGCAATCACTACTCCGGCGAGTTTCTCGGGCAACATTGGCGCCAGCATCATCGCCCAAGAGGCTATGTCTTAAGGAATTGATATGACCTCGAGCGGGACGTACGCCTATAACCCCTCGCTTGGCGAACTGACCCTATACGCCTTCAATCTCTGCGGCATTCGCAACACGGAGATTTTGCAGGAACACATGGAGTCGGCCCGCATGGCGGCCAACCTCTTGCTTGGCCGGTGGTCCTCGCAAGGCGTTAATCTGTGGATGGTGAACCAAAAATCGATCCCACTCACTCAGGGCCTGAGCACCTACCAATTTTCTGACTACAATATCAACAACAACATCGTCATGCTCGACACGTACATCCGAACAACAGACAGTTCGGGAAACAGTATTGACCGACTGATTCTTCCGATCAGCCGGACAGAGTACGCATCGTACCCAAATAAAGAGCAGCAAGGATTTCCGACGACATACTGGCAAGACCGACTTATCTCGAGCACAGTTACGCTGTGGCCCGTCCCGGACGGCTCACAGACGTCTCTGGAGTTCTATCAGGTCTGTCAGATCGACGATGCCAACTTCACCAGCGGCCAGACCGTTAACGTGCCGGTCTACTTCCTTGAGGCCTTCGCTTACGGCCTCGCCCAGCGTTTGGCGGCCATATGGTCCCCGGACAAGGCGCCGGGGATCAAGGTGTTGGCCGACGAGTCTTACCAGATTGCGGCGATGCAGAACGTGGAAACCGCCCAGCAATACATCTCGCCCACCATCAGCGGCTACTTCAGGGTCTGACGGGCGGTGTACGCGTCCCAGTCTGGCAGGGCCAGAACAAGCCCGAAAAACCCTCAAGCGCACGCAATCTGTGACCGATGCGGCTTCCGGTACAATCACGTCGACCTGCAGTGGCAGTACGACTGGCGGGGCGCGACGACGCAGAACCTCAAGATCCTCGTCTGCCGTGAGTGCAATGACGTCCCGCAGGAGCAACTCCGGGCCATTGTGGTGCCGGCCGACCCGACCCCGATCATCAATGCCCGCATCGAGTGGTTTGCGCAGGACGAGACGGACTACCGGACGGTGGCCCAGCCCGCGACGGTGAGTCCCACCACGGGCCTGCCCGTGTACCCCACGACGGTTCTGGGTACTGACGGAAACCTGCACGGCATACAGATCGTCAATCAGAGCGGAAACAACTTGACGACGCAGACCGCGGGCCCGCCAACCGGCGTGACGCACTCGCCGTCCCTGCCGTCATTCGGCAGCCCCAATTACTCGGCCCCGCTGTCCGTCCTGTCGATCACCGGAAGCAACAGTTATCTGGTCACAGTGACGTGCTCAGCACCGCACGGCCTGTCCACCAACGCACAAGTCACCGTGGAGGGTACGTCAAGCAACTACGCGAATGGCACCTACAGCGTGACTGTCACCACGGCCACAGCCTTTACCTACTACTCCAATCAGACTATACCGGGCGGGTCGTTGCTCCTCGGCAACACTGCAGTGTACCCAGTTAACATCGGCCTCCAGATCAACTTTGTGCAGCAGCCGCAGACAGGGATTTGAGCATGTCGAACATTACCATCCCCCTCCTGCCGCCCGTAATCGCGCTGAATGGCACGGAGTTCATCGAAGTCGTGCAGGCCGGCACGTCGAGCCGGGCCACTGTCAGCCAGATCGCCGCTGTCCTCGGGACCTACACGGCCGGCACAGGCCTGACGCTGTCGGGCAATCAATTCAGCGTCACCCCCACCGGGGCGACAGCCGGCACCTACACCGTGCCCAGTTTTTCGGTCAATGCGCAGGGCCAGATCACGTCCATCACGAGTGGTGCAACGACCGGGACTGGCGCAGTCGTGCTCGCCAATTCGCCCACACTGGTGGCGCCCGCTCTGGGCACCCCCACGTCGGTGACACTGACGAATGCCGTGGGCCTGCCCCTCTCGACCGGCATCACAGGCACGCTTGCCTTTGGCAATGGCGGGAC